AAGTTTAGTATAAATAATTAAGAGGTTATTATATCATGAGTGAAAAAAAATCAATTGATGAAAAATTAGAAGAAGAATTTAATCTGCCAACAACTGTTGGAGATATTATTGATATGCCTGCGGCTACTCCTATAGCAAAAACATCAAAGCCTGAACAGTTAGATAAAGATTTTGAAAATGTAAGAACAAATCTTTATGATATTATTAGCAAGGGTCAGCAGGCTATTGAAGGAATTCTTCATGTTGCTTCAGAAGGAGATTCTCCAAGAGCATATGAGGTAGTATCACAATTGATTAAAAGTGTATCAGATGCAAATAAAGATCTTTTGCTACTGCACAAAGAATTAAAAAGTATTAAACAGGAATCGGGTGGAAACCAATCCGCAGGTACTATTACAAATCAATCAATTTTTGTTGGCAGCACAACGGATCTTCAAAAGTTATTAAAGGGTAAGATTCAAGAAATACAAAAACTTGAAGGGGACGCATGATTGGAGATAGGAATTCATATCTTGGTAACCCAAATCTTAAAAAGATCAATGTAAATGTAAACTTCACACCAGAGCAGGTTGAAGAATATGTGAAGTGTTCTGAAGATCCTGTTTACTTCATGAAAAACTATGTAAAGATTGTCAATCTTGATAGAGGATTGATAAATTTTGAAACTTATCCGTTTCAAGAAAAGATGATAAGACTTATTAGAGATAACCGATTTGTTATTGCAAAGATGCCTCGGCAGTGTGGAAAATCCACAACAATTGTTTCTGATATTCTTCACCACGCACTTTTTAACGAAAATCAAACTATTGCCATTCTTGCAAATAAAGAAAAGGTTGCTAAACTTCATATGGATCGTCTGAAGATGGCATATGAAAATCTTCCAAAGTGGTTACAGCAGGGTATTAAAGAATGGAACAAGTTTTCGGTTGAATTGGAAAATGGATCAAAAGTTATTGCCTCGGCAACATCCGCCTCTGCTATTCGTGGAGGTTCGTTTAATTACATTCTACTTGATGAATTTGCGTTCGTTCCTGAAAATATAGCAAACGATTTCTATAGTTCGGTATTTCCTACAATTTCATCAGGTAAGACTACTAAACTGGTTATCATCTCTACTCCCAACGGATTGAATTTATACTATAAACTATGGATTGAAGCAATAGAAGGAAGAAGTAGTTTTAAACATATCAGTGTTCACTGGAGCGATGTTCCTGGTAGAGATAAAAAGTGGCATGATACTGAAGTTTCCAATCTAGGAGAAGATCGCTTTCGCACAGAGCATGAATGTGATTTCATTGGTAGTACCAATACTCTAATTAGTCCCGATAAACTACGATCAATGGTGTATAAGACACCTATTCACGAAACCGAACAAGGATTGAAGATTTATGAAAAACCTGTTATAGATTCAGCGGATCCTAAAAACAACCACACCTATGTGATGACAGTGGATACTGCTAGAGGGTTGGGACATGACTATCATGGCTTTGCAGTTTTTGATATAACCAAGGCACCGTATAAGATTGTGGCTACTTTTAGAAATAATGATATATCTCCGTTGGTATACCCTGCAGCAATATACCCAATAGCCAAACAATACAACGATGCCTATATTTTAGTGGAAATAAATGACATTGGTGGTCAGGTTGCTGATATTTTACATAATGAGATGGAATATGAAAATTTATTGGTATCCAGTATTTGTGGAAGAAAGGGTCAAACCCTTGATGGTGGGTTTGGAAATGCCACTCAATCTCAGTTGGGTCTTCGCACTACAAAGGCGGTAAAGCGACTAGGATGCTCTGTGATGAAGTCTTTGATTGAAGGTGACAAACTACTCATTTCCGACTATGCTATTATCCAAGAACTTGTATCTTTTATTTCAAAAAATAATTCGTTTGAAGCGGATGCTGGTCACACGGACGATCTGGTTATGTGTATAGTTCTGTTTAGTTGGATAACCACTCAAAAATATTTTCAAGATTTAACAAATATGGATATTAGAAAAACCGTATTTAATGATAAAATTAAACAGATGGAAGATGAAATGACTCCTTTTGGGTTTATTGATGATGGAAGTCCTGATTATGAAGATCATATTGATTCGTCTGGAACGGTGTGGACCAACACGGATGATTAGAAATATCAGATTTTATACATAACGATAGATTAAAATAGGCTCATAAGGAGACAAAAATGGCATTTCAACTAAGTCCTGGCGTAGAAATTAAAGAATTTGACCTCACATCTGTGATTCCAACAATTGCAACCACCCCAGCTGGCTATGTTGGTTTCTTTCAATGGGGTCCTGTAGATCAAAGAATTCTCATTCAATCTGAAAAAGAACTTGAATCCGTATTTGGAAAAGCACATTCTAGCATCGATCTTGCTACTTCTTGGTATATTGTTTCAAATTTCTTGTCTTACGGCGGATCTTTGATTACAGTTAGATCTGTAAGTACTGGTGATGATAATGCAACCGATTCAAGTGATACTGATGGTGTTTTGATTAAGAATCGTCAAGATTACGAAAGTCAATTTACCGCACAAAATGTATCATATTCTGGTTATACTTTTAAATTTGCTGCAAAATATCCAGGAGAATTAGGCAATAGTTTAAAGGTTGTGGTTGTTGACGGTATCGATCCAAATACAAATAGTACTGGAACATGGGAAACCTATACTGATGTTTACGGAATTCCTGGTACCTCAAGTTATGCTTCTACCATTAATGCATCTGCTAAAGATGAAATCCATGTAATTGTTATCGATGAAGACGGTAAATGGACAGGAACCGCAGGAACAATTTTGGAAGCATTTACTAATATTTCAAAAGCATCTGATGGAAAATTGCCAGACGGAACTACAAATTTTTGGAGAAATGTTGTTAACAACAGATCACAATATATTTGGGTTGGAAACAAAGAATCTACGGGTTATAGCACGGCGAGTGGTTCCACTAGTTGGGACTCTGTTGTTTCCACCACTCAAGGATTTAAATCTTTGAGTACATTAAAGGAATATTCCTTAGATGCTGGAAGTATGACAACCACTGTTGGTTCAACTCAAGAAGGTCAAATTGTTGCATCTTTTACTAGCCAATTTGGAAATGCAGAAGAAATTGATGTTTCTCTTCTGATTGCAGGAAACATGACTGCAGCAAACGCAAAAAGTATTATGAATATTGCGTCTCTTCGTCAAGATTGTATTGCATTCATTTCACCTGTTGCCGTTACTTTGGTTGAAAAGAGTCGTCAGGGTAATACTGAAATTGTTAATTATCTAAAAACATATAGAGAAACCCTCGGATCTTCATCTTACGGTGTGTTGGATGGAAACGCAAAGTATCAATATGATCGATTTAATGATCGTTTCATGTATGTTCCACTTTGCGGAGACATTGCAGGATGCTGTGTAAGAACAGACAATGCCAAGGAACCTTGGTATTCGCCTGCAGGTTATGATCGTGGACGTATCAACAATATTGTTAAACTTGTTTGGAATCCAACCAAGGCAGAAAGAGATACTCTTTACAAGAATAATATTAATCCAGTTGTTTCCTTCCAAGGATCTGGTGCAATTTTGTTCGGTGACAAGACTCTTCAAACGAAGGCAAGTGCATTCGACAGAATCAATGTTCGCAGACTTTTCAATGTTTTGGAAAAGACTATTGCTACCGCAGCGAAATTCCAACTCTTCGAATTTAATGATGCGTTTACAAGAGCACAATTCCGTCAATTGGTTGAACCTTTCCTCAGAGAAGTTCAAGGCAAGCGTGGAGTTAGCAGTTATGGTGTTGTTTGTGATGAAACAAACAATACTCCAAGCGTGATAGATCAAAATCAATTTGTTGCAGATATTTTTGTTGCGCCTGCACGAAGCATCAATTTCATTCGTTTGAATTTCATCGCAACTCCAACAGGTGTAACTTTTGCAGAATTCGGCGGATAATAAATAACAAGGATAAGTAGGAGAAAAAATGGCAGATTCATCAATTAATTCATTCATGTCAGCGTTTGACGGCGGTTCACGACCAAATCTTTATTCGGTCACTATGACCTGTCCGTTTGGTCCACTTCCTCAGTTGCAGTTTTTGTGCAAAGCAGCAACTCTTCCTTCATCGATTTTAGGTGAAGTAACTGTTCCTTATCTTGGTCGTGTTGCAAAATACCCAGGAGATCGACAATTTGAAGATTGGACAATTGATATTTTAAATGATCAGGGAATGAGCATGAGAAGCGTCATGGAAACATGGAACGAAATGTTCAATTCTTATGCAGGTAACACCACTCCATACGCAAATCCTAGATCAATCTATGGTGCTGCTACTGTGGCTCAACTTTCAAGAGATTACCAAGTTGTAAAATGGTACCAATTCTTTGATCTCTGGCCCGACAATATTGCTCCTGTTCAGTTGGGTTTTGATCAAAATGATCAAGTATCTGATTTTCAGTGTACATTCAAATATTCATATTTTGTTACAAGTTCGTCTCCGTTCCAAGTAAATGGTGCTGCTGGCGTTGGTGGTATTGCTCCAATGGGTATTGGTGCAGGTAGCGGTGCAGGATCCTTTGGTGGATTCGGTGGTGGTGGTGTCGGTATGGGTGGTATGGGTACAGGTGTTGGTATCGGCA